ATTCTAAAAGAGTTACTTTTTCATTTGGTATAACATATTGTTCATTATTATTTTTATTAACAAATAAATTTCTTAATTTGTCATAAGAATAATAACCAAACTCTATGTCAAGAGCTAAGGAAAAGGCTCTTATTTTATTAAAAGTTTTCTTATTAATATTGAGAAAGAATTTATTCTTTCCTTTATAATAAGAAAATTTATAATAAAGGTTACAAATTAGTCTAACTAAAGAATAGCTAGAATAATAACTGTTTTTCTTAATTTTAAAATAATCATAGATTATTGTAAAAACAATAAAAGGATTTTTGAAATTTTCAACAATTCCCTTTATTGGAATACCAGTTAACTCTAATTTTTCATTAGGTCTAATTCACCGTTTAGCAAATTCATAAGTATCATAAGATACATGTGTTTTAGCTAAACTTAACTCAACTCCTAATAATTTTATATATTTAATATATGTTTGGGCAACTTTATCGTTTTTTATAACGATATCATCACCTAAAATCATATATTGATTAAAATTATTAAGACCATTTAAATGTGCACATCAATGTACAAATAAATGGTGAGTTAATGTGAAAACAGCTCAAGAAGAGTATGTCCCCATAGGTTGTCCTGTTTTATAAGAAACAGTATAACCTTCTGGAGTCATAAATTTCCTATTTTGTAATAAGTACAATCAAGAATTACTTATATCTTCATTTTTAAAGATATAATAAAGTAATCTTTTTTGTAACTTAATAGGAAATCTATCTGTTGCTGAAGATAGATCTAAAGATCAGAACCTTTCTTTATTACTTAAATCTCAATGATGAAAAGGATCTTGTGTAAAAGTTTTATCACAAGGTAATAATTTTAAAATATTAAAAATTTTATCATTTATAACTTTGAGATAAAGTTGAGTAAAATAGTCAGAAATGGCTATTAATCTCAATTTTGCTTCAGGATCCTTGATGAAACTAATCTTACCCAAACAATTTATTTTATTTGGTTTAAGATTACGATTTCAAGCATCATTATATGATTTAATAAAGAATTCTCTACCTGCCTCATCTGTTAAATTAAATATACATTGCATTTCATAATAATTATATAATAATAAATTATTATGAGCTGTTAATGTAGCAGGACCTTGAGGTCCAGCTTTACTTGATAAGTAAATATTTTTTTTATCAAATGTAGGTAAACTAGCTTTTATATTAAAATCTTTAACAAATTTTTTAATATATCCACTAGGAATAACTATCTTCATAGTTGAAGGATTAGTTATAGTAGAGTAATCAGGTTTAACCTTTTTCCATTCTTTTCCTAATTGGAAACTTCTGGAAAAATTAAGTATTGTTAAACAAAACTTAATACAAGGTATTGATTTTTGATCAACAAGTGGTTTAAGAAACAAAAGTTTCTTAGGTCACCCATCTTTAGTTAATCCAATACTCATAGAATTTGTTAAAAGAGGTTGTCCACATATGTACCTAGTACAATGTAAACGCATTCTTTTTCAATATTTTATAGTATGGATTAAACCTCAATCATTTTTCATTCTGAAAAGAATGTTAAATAGTTGACGGTAATGGTTGAACTTTATTTGTGGAAAACATAATGTTAGCAATCTTTTTAAGATTTTAACATGAAATGTTGACATAAATTAAAGTTTAATATCATTAAAGCAGATTCACTCCTCTAA